GGATCTGCTACCATATATAGATTTCATGCTGGTACGAATGAAATAAATAATGGAAATATTATTTGGGCTGGTAATACTTATATTGCAATACCAATGGAGGCTGATGGTTTTAAATATGCCAGAGGTCAATTACCTAGACCTACCCTAACAATTAGTAATGCTACTAATCTCATCACAGCGATTTTGTTAAACGTAAATACAGTAACCCCTGGAAATGATCTCACTGGTGCGACAGTAAAAAGAAGAACTACTTTAGCAAGATTTTTGGATGCCGCTAATTTTGCTCCTGTCGCTTCAACAACAACAACAACTTCCACTATTGCTGATCCATCTGACGTAGAAACTGTTACATATACTGTTACGGTTGTTCAAGATGGAAGTGGTAATAATGTTTTTGCAATAAATGGAGTTCAAAAACCAGTTATAACAATGAAACGTGGTTCAACTTACATCTTTAATCAATCTGATAGTTCTAATGTTGGACATCCTTTAAGAATAAGATCTGATGCTGGAGGACAGCAAACGACAACAAATGCTGGAACGCTTGGGACAGATGCGACAGTAACTTATCAACCAGCATATCCAACTGCTCCAAACGATCTTAGATATTACTGTACAGTTCATGGTAATGGGATGGGAAATACAATCACAATGAATAATCCAAATACGATTCAACAAGAAACAGCCGTTACTTCTACAAGTCAATCAAATCCTTACGGAACACCAGACCCTACAGCAGAATATCCTCAAGAAATATATAAAATTGATAGAAAATCAGCAGAAAATAGAGCAGTTGTACAGTTTGAATTAGCTGCTGCTTTTGATCTCGCAAACATACGAATACCTTTGAGAGTATGCACTAGAGAATTATTTCCTTCTATTGGAACGTTTTTACCATGAATGATTGGAAAGAAGCTGCTCTTAGTCATGCAAAAGTTGAAGATCCAAAAGAATCTGTTGGTCTTCTGTTGAATGTAAAAGGTAAAGAAAGATATTATCCCTGTAATAATCTTTCTATGACCTCATATCAATGCTTTGTTCTCGACCCAGAAGATTATGTAAGGGCTGATTCTATTGGTGAAATTACAGCTATTATTCATAGTCATCCTGTGACACCCCCAACTCCTAGTCAAGCGGATTTAGTAAGTTGTGAAGATTCTAATTTACCTTGGCACATTGTTAATCCAAAAACAGAACAATGGGGTTATTGCGAACCAAGCGGTTATAAAGCTCCGATTATTGGAAGAGAATGGGTATGGGGTATAACTGATTGCTGGTCATTAGTAAGAGATTGGTATAAAGAACAAAAAAATATTGAACTAAGAGATTGGAAACGACCTACGACTCCAGAAGATTTTTTAAAAGATCCAATGTTTGAAAGATGTGCAGAAGCCACTAATTTTAAGGAACTAGAACCGAATGAGAAACTTGAGAATGGTGATTTATTATTTATGTCAATAATGGGAAATGGATTAAATCATGTAGCTATTTTTCTAGATGGGGATGTTTTACATCATTTAGCAGATAGACTATCTTGTAGAGAGCCATACTCACCTTGGTTGTTAAAATGTACAGGAGGGCGGTATCGTTATGTTGCGTAAACTAAAGCTATATGGAGAATTGGCTAAATTTATAGGTCATAAAGAGTTTGAAATAAAGGTGCATAATTTACCTCAAGCTATCAGTTTTTTAGTAAATAATTTTCCAGGGGTTGAGGCTTATATGAATCCTAAACTTTACCAAGTAAGGATTGGTAATTATGAGATCAACAAAGATGAAATAGATTATCCGATAGGACAACAGGATATTCATATCGTTCCAGTAATATCTGGAGCAGGAGGTGGTTTTGGTCGATTTTTAACAGGTGCTTTGTTGATTGGTTCGTCATTCTTTTTCCCAGGTGCAGGATTGTTTGGTACAACAAGTTTCTTAGGCTCTAGTGCAGGAGTAGTTGGAATTTCAACTACTGGAGCTTTAGCTGCAACAGCTATCGGTACAGGTCTAAGTGCTATTGGTGCTGGTTTAATTCTTTCTGGTGTTAGTGAAATGTTATATCCAACCCAAACTGCTGAATTTGAAGATAATCCACAAATATCATTTAGTTTTTCTGGAACGCAGAATACAGCAAGGGCTGGTACTCCAGTTCCCATTGTTTATGGTGAAATATTTACAGGATCAGTTGTTATAAGTGGAGATATAGATACAGAAGCGGTACAAGCATGACTGATACCAATAAATACATTGCAGGATCTGGTGGTGGAGGTTGTTTTACTGGTGATACTCTTGTATCTGTACCAAATGGTACAAAGTTAATAAAAGAAATTAGTGTTGGGGATATTGTTTGCAGTTTTGATGACAAAGGTACTATTTATCATGCAAAAGTTTTAAAAGTACATGAGCATGAAAACGAACCAGTTGTTAAATACACAATTTGGGGTGGTAAAACATTAGATGCGACACCAAATCATTGGGTGTTAAATCAATTTAATGCGTTTGTCGGTATAGATACGTTAGGCACTGACGATTGTTTGATTGATGAGTTTGGTCATCTAAGACCGATTATTGATCGTAAAGATATTGGAACGCATACTGTTTATAACTTAACTGTTGAAGGTCATCATACTTTTATCGCTAATACTATTCGTGTTCATAATGCAGGATTAGGGCCAAGCATTGCTGGATCTGGTGGTGGGGGTAGTAAAGGTGGTGGAGGTGAACCACCTACTATTGCTGAAGATAATTTACATAGTAAACAATTTGCTACTTTGCTTGATTTAATTTCTGAAGGAGAGATAGAGGGTTTTGCAACTGCTTCAAAAGAAGGAAGAACACAAGGTACTGGTGCATATACCAATGCTGCAAAAAAAGATATTTTTCTAGACAATACCCCTATTTTGCAATCAAATGCAAGTTCAACAAATCCTACAAAAGTTGATTTTAACCACAAAGATGTAAACTTTGATGTTCGTTTTGGAACAGGAAACCAATCCAAGATGAAAGGATTAAAAGGCAGTGCTTCTGCTTTTAATGTTGGAGTTGAAGTTAAGAAAGGTAATGCTAATGCTATAACTAGACAATTAACAAATAATCCAGAAATAGACGCTGTAAGAGTAACTGTTACTGTCCCTGCATTACAAAAAATAGAGGAAGACGGAGATATAGTTGGTTCTAAAATTACTCTAGAGATCCAAGTTCAATATAATGGAGGTGGCTTTTCAACTAAAGTTACAAATACAATAAAAGGCAGAACCGCAGATGCGTATAACAGAGATTACAGAATTGATTTAAATGGTGCTCATCCGATAGATATAAGAGTCAAAAAAACTTCTGATGATAGTACAGATAGAATATCAAGAGATTTAATTTGGTCATCGTATTCAGAATTAATAGATGATTCCAATAGATATCTAAATAGTGCTTATACAAAATTAAGATTTGATTCAGAGTTTTTTACTCGAATCCCTAATAGAAAATTTAGAATCCGAGGAATAAAAGTAAGAATCCCAGGAGCAGGAGCTAACTCATCAGGTACTCCAACTGTAGATTTAGCAACTGGAAGAATAGTTTATCCTACTGGTTATATTTTTAATGGTGTGATGGGTGCTGCTGTATGGACAACGTGCCCTGCGATGATACTTCTTGATTTATTAACTAACACTAGATATGGATTAGGTAATCATATTATTGAAAGTAATTTAGATTTATTTTCGTTTGTAACTGCAAGTAAGTTTTCTAATGAAACAGTTCAAGGCGAAGCTAGGTTTGCTTGCAACATAAATATTCAAACAAGTGTAGAAGCATTTGATGTCATAAATACTTTGTCATCAGTAATGAGATGTATGCCAATTTGGGCACAGGGAGCATTACAACTTACTCAAGACAGTCCAAAAGATCCAAGTTATTTATTTACGATGGCTAATGTTGGGCCAGAAGGTTTTAGTTATACAGGTAGCAGTTTAAAAACTAGAGCTACAGTTGTAGCAGTCTCTTATTTCAATATGGATATTCGAGATATAGACTATGAAGAGGTTGAAGCAGAGACAGATTATAAAAACAAATATGGATATCATCTAAAACGAGTAAAAGCTTTAGGCTGTACAAGTAGAAAACAAGCTCGAAGATTTGCAAAAGCAATACTTTTTGCGGAACAACGAGAAACAGAAGTGGTAACATTTTCTACTTCTATGGAGGCAGGAATTATTGTACGCCCCGGAACGATTATTAGCATTGCTGATCCTGCTAGAGCAGGAGTAAGGAGAGCAGGACGAATTAGTAGTGCTACTACAACTCAAATCACTGTTGATGATTCAGATTCTACGGATTTATCTGCTGAAAATAATCCTAAATTAAGTGTAATAATGCCAAATGGCACAGTTGAAACTAAAAATGTAACTGGAATATCAGGCAAAGTAATTACACTAGCTAGTGCATTAAGCCAAGCACCTAACTCTAATAGTGTTTGGATGTTAGAAAACGATACACTTTCTTCTCAACAATTCAGAGTGATGTCGGTTGAGGAAAAAGATAACACAAATTATGGAATATCCGCATTAGCTTATGTAAAAGAAAAATATGATTTTATTGAAAAAGATGAAGAACTGCCAGATCAAATTATATCAACGTTAAATCTACTTAAAGATCCACCTAACGGTTTATCAGCAGAAGAAGTAATAGTTCTAATTAATAATCAGCCTGTATCTAAATTGATAGTGAGATGGCAACCTGTCGATACTGTGACAAACTATATGGTTAACTACAGATTTGAAGATAATAATATTATTTCAACGATTGTCAGTAGTCCTGATTTTGAAATATTTAACTCAAAAGTTGGTGCTTATGAAATATCTGTATTTAGTATGAACGCAGCTTTAAAAGCTAGTGCGACTTCAAGTGATATTACTTTTAATGCTGTTGGTAAAACTGCTGTTCCTGCCGATGTAACAGGACTTACAGGCGAACCAATAAATGAAAAACTTGTAAGGTTGCGTTGGAATTTAGCAACAGATTTAGACGTTACTCATGGTGGCCGTGTTTATGTAAGACACTCTCCTAAAGTTGATGGAACGGGATCTTTTTCTAACGCCACTGATCTTGTTGAGGCATTAGCAGGAAATACCACAACTGCGGAAGTTCCTTATTTAGAAGGAGAATATATTTTAAAGTTTCAAGATGATGGCGGAAGATTTAGTGCTGGTGAAGCAAGTGTAATTTTAGATTTACCAGATAATTTAGATGCTAAGACAGTTTTAACAAGAAGAGAAGATCAAGATGTACCAAAATTTCAAGGAACAAAAACTAATGTAGCTTTTGATGCAACAACAAATTCTTTAAACCTGATCGGAGCAGGATTATTTGATGCTGTTACTGACTTAGATGCCGTTGGCTCGTTAGATGATATTGGAGGAATCTCGCCCTTTGGTACTTATGAATTTGGCGGAGCACCAGGAACTACTACTTTAGACTTAGGTGCTATATACAGCTTAGATTTAAAACGTCATTTTTTAACAGAAGCGTTTTACCCTAGTGATTTAATTGATTCCATACCAGATTTTGATGCAAGAACTGATTTTGAAGGATTAACAGCAACCAAAGTAAACGCAACTATGCAAGTTCGTGTTACTCAAGACGACCCTAGTAGCGGATCTCCTACATATACTGCATTTCAAACCTTTGCAAATGGAGGTTATAAAGGAAGAGGTTTTCAATTTAAGGTAAATCTTACAAGCGATGATCCTGCACAAGATATAAGAGTATTTCAGTTAGGTTATTCAGCTACTTTACAAAGGAGAACAGAACAAGCCCCTACAACGATAGCAAGTGGAGCAGGAGCAAAAGCGGTTACGTTCCAGCATCCATTTTTCTCTGGAACGTCTGCTCTTGGTGGTGTAAATAGTAGCTTGCCTTCTGTTGGTATTACTGCTCAGAATATGCAATCTGGAGACTTTTTTGAAATATCAAGTGTATCAAGGACAGGATTTACTGTTCATTTTAAAAATTCATCAAATAATTCAGTTGATAGAAATTTCACCTATCAGGCTGTCGGATTTGGTAAAGCAAGTTAGAATAAGATCAATATTTGTTTTTTAGATGGCTAGACCAGGATCGACTACCAGCGAAACAGGTAATAATTACAATACCGCCAATGGAACGGGTGCTGCGGTTCGTACAAAACTTAATGAAATCTTTTCTGCATTAAGAACATTTAGTTCTGGAAGTAGCGATCCATCTGGAGCAGCAAATATAGCTCAGTATCAGGCTCACATAAATACTTCTACAAATTTACTAAAAATAGCAACAGCAGTTTCGGGTGATACTGCAACCTACAATACTTTAGGAAATATCACACTTGATAATTTAGGTCATGTTGTAGCAGCAAGTCCTACGATGACAGGTGATGTTACGATGTCATCCACTGGATTTTTAAAAATTCCTCTTGGAACAGATGCACAACAGCCTGGGCAATCTGGAGCACCAGCAGCAGCATTAGGACAACTGAGATACAACTCAACCCAGAACAGATTTGAAGGCTATAAAAATACAGGTTGGGGAGAAATTGGTGGAGGTGCTGGAGCTACTGGAGGAGGCACAGATCAGGTGTTTTTCGAGAGTGACCAAGCCGTTACAACTGATTACACTTTAACTGCCAGCAAAAACGCTCACACAGTAAGCCCTACAATAAACTCAGGTGTGACTGTAACAGTGCCATCTGGTGCGATTCTTGTTATTCTTTAATTATGGCATTAAACATTAACGGAACAACTGGTATTTCTGGGGTTGATGGAAGTGTATCTGCCCCTGCTGTAACTGGAACAGATAGTAATACAGGTATAACATTTCCTTCTGCTGACACTATCAAGTTTTCAACTGGTGGTGTTGAAAGAATGTCAATTACAAATAGCGGTGTTTCTGGAACTGGTATTGGTGCGGGTAAAATTCTTCAAGTTTTGTCAACAATAAAAACTGATTTATATTCACAAGGAACATCAGGTTCTTTTACAGATATTCCTAATTTAAATGTAACAATTACCCCAGTATCCACTTCAAGTAAGATTTTTGTTATGGTACATTTATGTCATCAAATTAATTCAAACTCTGATTTTGCATATAGATTATTGAGAGGGTCAACTGCTCTTGGTAATTCTACTGTTGGTTCTGAGGGAAGTAGGTATGGTATTGCTTGCGGTACTATAGATCAAAATAGAGGAAATCCCGTAGCTTTTAATTTTTTAGATAGTCCTAATACAACATCTGCAACAACTTACAAAGTACAAGTTAATCATCAGAACGGCTCTTATAGATTGAATAGTAGAGCGGGGCAATGGGATGGTTCTAGTACAATTACAGTAATGGAGGTTGGACAATAATGAGTTTAGATCATGACGCAATAAGAAAAGCATATCCACTTATAACAACGATTGATGATTCTTTTGTCAATTATGGTTTAGATAAAGATGGAAACAAAATTTCCTTTACTCAATCCAATGTTGATGCTGCACGAGCCACATTAAATGCTGAAGCTGCTGCAATAGCTTATCAAGGACAACGTAAAGCAGAGTATCCAAGTATTGAAGATCAGCTAGATACCATTTATCATAGTGGTGTGGCTGGTTGGAAAACTACTATCAAGGCAATCAAAGACAAGTACCCAAAGCCTAGTTAACTATGACAGCAAAGATTAAACTAAATGCAGCATCAGGTGGTGGGTCTTTCAGCTTACAAGCACCCTCATCATCTAGTAATAACAGAGTTTTTACATTACCAGACTCAGCAGATGCGACACTTTTAACTAGCACAGCATCATTAGGAAAACTTGTTAACGTTGTTCACGCTTCTTTTTCAACTGAAACATCTATTGCATCTACCTCTTTTACAGATACAGGATTGACAGCTTCAATAACACCTTCTAGCAGTTCTAATAAAATTTTAGTTATAGTTTCACAGAATTTACAATTTTCCAGAAGTAATACTAATGCAGCAGGAGGAATGAAAGTTATAAGACTTGTAAGCGGAGGTAGTGATGTAAGTATTTACGAAGCAGGTAATAGCCCAGGAACTTTAGGTATTCAATTAAATAGTTTTGGTTCTGGATTATTTTCAAGAATGAACGCTTGTGTAAATATTGAAGATTCCCCAAACACAACCTCTTCAGTTGCTTATAGGGCACAGGCAGCAGCAAATACAACATCCGATAATGGAAAAGTTATAGCACAGGAAGAAGATACACCATCACATATGACTTTAATGGAGTTTGCACCATGATATATAACAAAATAGATGCCTTACAAAGTCTAAAACCTGATAAGGAATTTGTTTGGATTGGCAGAGAATACTCAGGTCTTAATTACAAAGGTGGTGATACAGCACCAACAGAATCAGAAATAGATGCTGAAGTGACTAAGTTAAATAATGCAGAACCTATGAAGCTTTTAAGAGTAGAAAGAGATAATAGATTAGCAGCTTGTGATTGGAGAGCAAATTCTGATTTAACTTTATCTACAGCATGGAAAACATATCGTCAAAGTTTGCGTGATTTACCTGCAACTGCATCGCCAAAGTTAGACGCAAATGGTAATTTAGATATGTCATCTGTTACTTTTCCGACTGAACCTAGTTAATTATGTCAGAGATCAAGGTCAATTCAATCAAGGGTGTAGGAGCTAGTGCTGCTGCTATTACTGTCAACAATACTGATGGAACGTGTACTGCCAATATTACAAACAGAACTAATAAAAATTTGGTAGTCAACGGAGCGTGTCTTATAGCCCAACGCGGCACGTCAGAAACAGGAAGTGCTGCTAATGGATATTCAACTGTTGATAGATTCCAACTTCAACAAAATGGGACAGACGCTTATCCAGAAACAGCACAAGGAACAGTTGCAAGTGGAACAACACCTTATACAAATGGGTTTAGAAAGACATTTAAAGTTACAAATGGAAATCAATCGAGTGCTGGTGCTGCCGATGAACTTGCAATAAGATATTCTATTGAAGCACAAGATGTTGCAAATAGTGGTTGGAATTATATATCTAGCTCAAGTAATGTAACTTTATCATTTTGGGTAAAATCAAGTGTCGCTCAAAATTTTTATGGTTATCTTTTAACTTTAGATGGCACTATGCAGAGATATGCTTTTGAAACAGGTGCTTTGTCAGCAGATACTTGGACAAAAGTTACGAAAACAATTTCTGGAAATTCTAATATAACTATAGATAATAATAATGAAGAAGGTTTTAGAATAGAATGGAGACTTTTTTCTGGTACAGATCAAACTGATTCTGGTGTTTCACTAAACACTTGGGCAGCTTTTGCAGGTGGAACTAGAACACCTGATGCTACTTCAACTTGGTACACAACAAATGATGCAACTTTTGAAGTTACAGGAGTTCAATTAGAAGTAGGCAGCGTGGCAACAGATTTTGAGCATAGGTCATTTGCACAGGAGCTTGCTTTATGTCAAAGATATTTCCACAAATTTCTTGGGGATACCTATGCTGTAGCTCATGGTTCATATAGCTTTAGTATTTTTCCCTTTCATTGCAAAATGAGGACTAATCCGACAGTAGCTGGAACTTTTTCAAATGGTGTTAGTAACTATTCTACTGACATGAGAGGTATGTATTATCATAGTACTAATAGTAGTCTTGCACAAAACGTTACATTTGATGCGGAGCTTTAATTATGGCAACTTACAAATTTTTTAAGGCTACACTTGTAGATGGCACAACTACAGAAAAAAATATAATTCTTA